GCTAACGCGACGAATGTTCTGAGGTTGAGCCGAACGCATAATAGAGTCAGGACCGAGTGCAAGTTCTTGTACATCTTGCGGAATAGCAATAGGTGCTTGGATTGACTTCTCTGCTGCTTGGATCTGAAGAATCGCAAAGCGAGCACGAGCGAGTTGAACTGAGAGTACATCATCGAACTGTCCACGAGCTTGACCATCAAGGGAAGGACGGATTGCCACTTTCGCTAAACACTTACCAATTGGATTTGGTGTACGAGCAAGAGTTAAGTTCTTGCGCTCTGGTAGGAAGATTAAGTCCTGGTCAGCATCGTGGTAACGGATCATCGAGATATAAGGGCTACCTTGCTGGTAGTTATTCTTAGCCAAGATCTGATCGGCATACTCTGGATACTGAGCAGCGAGGGACTCGCTATCAATGTTAATAACCTGAGTCAATGAGATGGTACGACCAAAGCGATCCATCTCTGGGTATACGCCCCAAGGGTTTAGTAGGCGTAGGCGTGGATTATTAGAATCGTAATCCATCTCTACTAGGCCAACCATCATACCGTAGGTGTTATACCAGTCAGCTGCTTCGTACATTTGTAGTTGTAGTTCTGAAAGCGAAGCGTAGAAATTAGCAATACGGGTTCTAGTATCAGCAGCTTTACGTGCTGCGTCGGAAACCATATTAGCCGCTGAACAGTTAAAAGAAGGAAGCGGAGCCATTGCCTCTGCTAAGTCACGTGCTGCTACGTCAATGAAGTTAGCAACAAGTGGCTTAGGATAGTCTTCGGAGAACATCGAAGGATAAACCTTAGATAGATCTCCTTGACGCACCGAAAGTACATCACGCATACGTTGGTCGCGGGATGCAAACTTGGTCTGCAAACGACCTAACTTCGCGTTAACTTCTTTTGGTGTTAGCAATGGTGCTCCTTAATAGATAAAACTAATTACTTCTTTTTATTCTTTGCTGGTTTTTGTGTTGCTTCAATTGATTTGCGCAAAACTCTACCAGTTGTATCAAAGTTTTTAGGACCAGTCATTTTCTTTTCAGCATCGCGATATTTTCCAGCCGCTGTGCGACCCTCTGCTGCATTTAATTTGTTGCTTTTAGTTCCTGTAATAAACTTTGCTAGGCTAGAATTTCTTTTTGGAAGTTCTCCTGTTGGTCGCTTTGGTAATTTTTTCTTTGGCTTTGGTGCAGTTGCCATTTGTTTCTCCTTAAATGAATTGTTTGTTTTGATCTAATAGAAGTTGATCTAGGTTAACTACTACGCGCTTACTCTTTTCTGAACGGGACAGAAAAGGATTCTTCAAATGGTGCGTGGTATACATACCGTGATTTAACATCTCACGAGCACGTATCTCACAGAACCATAGTGCCATCACTAAGTCGGTCTTGCCCTTAGTAGTTGGCGTCCAAGTAATCAACTGCTCGATAAGAGCCTTGACGTTCTCGGTTTGATCCGAAGGTAGGTGGATCAAATTATCTCGGTGGTGCTTGTTATCAACTTGCTTAGTACCAAACAGGGTAGCCATAGAAGCTACGCCGAAACCTGAATCCCACTTATTAGATCCGGTGTGGTGTTCTTTTAATAGAACGCCGCGTGATGCTAAAAATTGACGGATGCCTTCATCCTGAGTTAAGAAAGCCTGGAAAGCGTTCTTCTCAATAATCCATTCGCTAGGACCATAGAGTGAAGTCCAGTTAAGAATAATGTCACGGATCTGCTGTGGGCTTGGACGACTAATCTTCAAAGCATCTACGATGTAGCGCTTAGAAGTTGTGCGGTCAATGGCATAACAGATAGCAGCGGTATCTCCAACAATGGCTGGGTCCATACCACAGATAATTGTAAAGCCTTGTAGATCCTTCGGATGTCCTGGACTACCAGGTTCAAGGCGACCAGACTTGCGCATACCGTCAATAGAGCCACGAACACATACTGGGTCAAAGGCTGCGTTTTCAGAAACGTCTTGTTGCTGGTAGACCAGCGCCCAAGTGGAGGCATCCATAGCTTGGCGTTCGTTGTAAAGGTTGCGACCATTCCATCTAGGATATAGGCCGTCTTCGTTCTTATCCGCTTCCTCTTGCCCATCGAAAGGAGCATCAGATGCTGGCCAGAGGGTTTCCCATTTATCAGGATCCTCGTCCGGCGTTAAAAGCGCCGGCATTGCTAAATACTTCCAAGGGACTAAGCCACCTGGGTAGCGGTCTTCGGAACGTAGTTCGCGGTACAAGTCCACCGAAGCTACACGAGTTCCAATAATAATTAACTTACCAGTAGGGTTAAGACGGGATCGCACGTCTTGGGTAAGCCACTTGATTTGTCGTTCAAACTCATTGGCGTTCTTTAGAGTTACAGCATCGTCAACAATAATCATATCGGCACGCTTACCGTAGATCTGACCACCGATACCGACGGCCTCAATGTTTGGATCCTTTTCTGAGGATTCTCTGAGTTCGTCACCGAAGGTGATACGGGTTGCTTGCCACGAGGCAGACTTAGAGTTAAACCCTACGCCAGCAGCAAAGGCGGTCTGAAGTTCTTCATACATTGGATGGGTCAGACGTTGCTTAATGGCGTAGAGAAAGTCGGCAGCTAATTGCTGCGTTTGGGAGACTATCAGTACTCGAAAGTTAGGGTTGCGGCAAACTTGCCAAGTTACATAGTCAACCGTAATGGTCATTGACTTGGCGTGGTTCGGCGGGATATTTACTAGGATACGGTTATTAGCCAGACCCTGTTCAAACTTCATAGCTGGGTGTAGCCAGCCAGGTTCTCTACCTTCGATTACATCAACGATGTTCTGTTGGTGTGGGAAGGTACGGGAGTGGAGGAACTTCTGGCGAAACTCTGCAAAGGACATATCGTGGACATCGCCGGAGGCGAACTGCTTGTCCTTTAGTCCGAGCCTAGTACGGTCAACTTTATCCGCGAAGATCTTATCGGAGCGACGGTAATACTCGTACGTCTTTCCCGATTTACCAGCCGAAGCACAGGCAGCATCAATAGTCATACCCTCGGCAACGCAACTGAGAATTATTCGCTTTGCTATATCTGCGCTATTCTCTGACACTAATTACCTCGTTTATTTAGATTACAGATGGCGTGGGTTGGGGCCACGTTCTCTAGGCAATCTGAACCGCCTTTTGAAATAGGATGGACGTGATCTAGGTGTAGACCAAATTCCCAACCCTTTACCCCGACTTTACGAGGAAGGGTTAAATCAATAGCTACTTCACATAGGTAGCAAGTGGAACCGTATTCTTCTAATACTTGTTCTAGGGTGTATGGCAATACGCCATTTCCAAGCATTTTAATTTTGCGGCGGCGAGATCTATCTATAGCAGCTCGTGGGTTTTTTCTATAAAGGTTACGATTATATTCACGTGTCTTTTCACGGTTAGATTGAGCCCACGTTTTACGCTGGACGTTTCGTAATTCTTTATTATTCTCGTAACGTTCTTTGGCTGACTGAATACTTTTTTCGCGGTTAGCCTTGTAATACCTAGATTGGTATTCTTTAAAAAATTCTTTACAGGTTTCACAGTTAGGTTCACCGGCTTTATAGTGGACTTTTACTCCACCGTGTGTTCCGTGTTGAGCCACGTAGTGCCTCCCAGCTGAGCGCCGTGAATGGCGCGAAATGTCATTTCTTTGATACTAGGCAGGAAGTGATTACTAGGCGCCTGCGATTTTAATAGAACTATCCCCACTAAAAGTACCGGACAGTTCGGGCTTAGCGCCCGAAGGAGCTACAGCGAACTGAGGGGTAAGTCAGTGCTCGGCCTAGGGGCCTCGCTAGAGGCCAACCTTTCGTCGCAAAGCTAATTAACCCCGCTTTGCTCCTCTACTATATATAAGGCAGAAAAAATAGTGCGTTTACCGCTTTCTCTAGTGTGATCTCAGTCATAGTATTTATCACGGCCATAACCGCAGGTCAGAGCTTTACCGGCCATTTCACTTTATCAAATATATTTTGTTGGGGAGTATACAGACAGGGGCGGGCGATATTAACCATCTGGGGTCACCTTCAGGTCAAGGGTTGGACATTTCAGGGCAGACTGTCTGCCTGTGGATAAGGTTGTGGATAAGTCTCTGTAAAAAACTGGAGGGCTGTCTGCCCTATCGGCAGACCTAATCCCCTAAACCTTTCCAATTAAGTAATCGAATCCACCAACCAACCAGCCGACCCAACCCCGACCGACCGACCCAACCGCCAACCAGTTGCCCAAATGCTGCAACGGTTTAAGCTCCGGAACCTCTCAGAAAACTATCAAGTTACCAGGACCGGCTAACCGGTAACTTGGGAATCTGCTGAGAGATCTGGAAGCTTTGCCGCAAAATAAATCAACCCGAATTAGCTGGCTATATGGGGGAGAGTCTGGTATCTTTCTCTTAGTGGATCACCTACCAACCACTATGAAAGAGAGAATCAAGTGTTCAGAATCGGCGATAAAGTAAAAGCAAAAGCCTTAAATAATGAAGTATTTATTGGGACAGTAATTGCATTAGATCAACAAGGCTTTGCTTATGTAAACTTTGAGAATATAAGCGAAGCAAGAATCCTCATTTCAGAATTAGAAAGTGGAGAATAATCCAATGACTAATGAACAACGCGAAGCAATTCACCTAGCAATGCTTGAGGATTTTTCTAATGTAATTGCCAAGCAATTACCTAACTTTGATAACAATATATCTAGCGATGTATGGAAAATGCTCGAAGTCTTTACCGATGAAGTTATCTATCAATTAACAAAGGGAGAATAAGAAAATGGAAAATAAGTCACTACCAGATCTATTAGATCAGCTAGGCGTTACCTCAAAGATAGTTCGCATAGATCACCCAGAAAGCGCACCAGACTGGGCTAAAGAAAAATGTAACGCGTACCGCGTGACAGTAAAGCGCAATGGCAAGCGAGCCAGTTTCTACTACTACACGGGCTTTGGCGTTAAAGAATCAAGCACCGCTAGCGTGGTTTGGGCTTTAGCCCGTGACTATGACACCGCTTGCTACACGCTTGAGGAGTTCGGTACTGAATACGGCTGGGATAAAGATACTCTCTCAACCTTTAAGGCGATTAAGCGCAACTGGAAAAAGTTCGAGCGTTTATTCCCTGAGTCCGAAATCCGGCAAGCCGTTGCGGAAATGGAATACTAAAATGAACTATTTACACGGCTGGATACAAAGCTTTGAGTTAATTCTATTTATCTGGTTTATTGTTTGGGCGGTGAGCCACGCGGTAGACTTTTGCCGCGCTGGTATGGAAAGGGTTAGACGGCAAGAGGCGAGAGAGAGGGCGAGCAATGAGTAAAGATGAAATCCTAAAGCAGTTGGAACACTATGAGTTTATGATTGACACGATGACCTTAAACGAAAGGCATTTATATTGGATTACGTGCCAGCAGATAGAATTAAAAGAATCGCTGGCGCAATTTAACTAGCTTCGGTGCTTGACTATGGGGGAGAGGCTGGTATCCTCTCCCTTGTGGCCTCTCACCGAGAGGGCAACACACTAATAAGAGAGAAAGAGAGCAAGCAATGCCATATAAATATGATCTAGGCGATACTTTTAATATGAGTAACCAAGAGCTACTCAACGCACTAATGGCGAAAGAGGTCGCGCCACGCAC